GTTCCTCAAAGGTTGGCCGCAGAAATTCCGGTGCTTCTTTTCTTGCTTCTTCTCTATTAAAAACGTCTCTGTTCTTTTTTAAAACAACCGCATCATTCAACGTATACAATTGCGCATTACTCATGGCAGGATTTTCTAAAACCGCATCGAGCGATTCGGCTTCATTTGTTTTCGTCCAGCGCGTTTCCAATCCAGTATCCTTACCTATAGGCGCGCCACTGCCATCCTTGCCCCATAACAAATAATCCGCAATTGTGGAGGCTTCAGAACTAGTCAAATCGGGAAACTGGACCAGATAAGTCTGAATAAATTGTGCTCGTTCAGCCGCAGTTTCTAAATCAAAATTAAGTTTAAGTCTATTCTGCATTTATGTGCCCTCCATAGTTTAAGTATAACACGGACGCGCGCAGAAGTCAAATTTTCGCGAAGGACTTATACGTTAATCGTGAAAATTTGATAACTTTTTAAAATTTAGTTATAATATAATTAGATAAAAGTTAAACCAATGGAGGTGAAAGTTAAATGGACAATGTAAACCATCCGGCGCATTATGATACGGGAAAATTTGAGTCAATCGACGTAATGGTTGAAACGCAGGGCGTAGAAGCGGTTAAAGACTTTTGCGTTTGCAATGCATTTAAATATATCTATCGCCATAGGCGCAAAAATGGGTTGGAAGATATAAAGAAAGCCATATGGTACTTAAACAAATATGTGGAGTTAAGTGAGGAGGAGAATGATGACTAGGAGACAAAGATTAGAGGCAGTTATTAGAGGTGAAATTACGGAAGAGTTAATTGAAGACTGTAAGGCTGAATTGGCGAAGCTGGATGAACGTAGCGCGCGGGCGAATGAGGATACGAAGACGTCAGCGAACTATATTGAGAACAAAGAATACGAAGAACGTATTTGCGCGGCTCTTGATTCGGACCCTATTCAAATTGACGAATTGGCGGAACGTATAGGTTCGACGTTGACGAGACAGAGGCTTACTGCTATTTGTACGAACCTTATACGAGAAGGACGTATACGTAGCTGCGACGTTAAAGTTAAAAATAAAGGTAAAAGAAAGGCCTACTACGTGTAGGTCTATTTTTTTATTTCGTGGGTTGAATTTTTGATTTCGTGGGTATAATGTGCCAGGGAATACCTATCAAATTAGTAGGAATTAGTCATTTTCCGGATAACAACGGGGGACTACTGTATTAATACAGCAATACAATTTAATTCCTACCAGGGCAGTAGGTTTAAGTAACTGCTTTCAGAAAATCTAAAACCGTTTTAGGTACTACTTTTATAAAAAATAGAGTGCCATTGATAAAAACAGGGCCGGGATATTATGACATACTTTCATACAGATATACCCCTCAGAGGTCAAATTTTGTCCTCAGACGAAAGAAAAATAGCGAAGTGGTCAATCATACCACTTCGCTATTTTTTACATCTGAGGGCGATTTTAGAGGTCTTCACCCATTCCATCTTCATAGCACTCTGAACAGATATAGTCATCTGTATCAAAATCGCAGCACCAATCTTCAAGGTCGAAATAGTTAACCATTCTGCCGCAGTCTTCACATTTGAAGATGTTTGCTTTTCTAATTGGTGAATTGTCAGAGTAGAATAATTCTTTGTATCTGTCAGTGCGGATAATGTCAGGGTAGGAACGTTCAATCATTACACCATTACGCTTATAAAAGTGTGGTCTGTATTCTGTCTTCTTCTCTTCTGCTTTCAGTTCTGCAACCAGTGCCATTACTTCGTTCTTAGTCATTTGTCTTGTCCCCTCTCTGTGATGACCGCCTTGCGGTCTGTGTCTGTATCTGATGGTTAGATTGTACTCTCGTCGGTTGCATAAGTCAACTACTAATCTTGTACTTATGAAAGAACATATTGTTAACCATACCATCGGGATCCGTCAGAGGAAACGCACGAGGGCGTGTATGAGAGTGCCTCTTCATCAGTGAACATATAAACATATGAACATATGTTAATGTGTGTATGGTCGAACATATGTTTATATGTTCCTAGGTTCATATGGGGATCCATTTGTTAAAAGTTTCACAAGCGAACATACGTTTGGATTGTTAATAAATAAACAACAATCCGAATAAATATTCTTTAGGTTAACAAAAAGATTTTTAGGGAACAAAAAAGAACAAATATTCTTTTGGTCGCCTCAAATATTTTGAGATCCCTTGTTAAAAATATCACAAAGTCCAATCACAATTTTATATATTTGTCAATAGATTTTACTGATTTTGTGTTATTGATTTTATCAATAATACTCTGCCACTATTATTGATTTTTTCGATTGACAAGTAGGACGGGCGGGCGTATAATCTAACCATAGGAAGGAGGTTCCGATATGAGAACTAAAGCATATTATGAAATCAAAATGAAAACTCTTGAACTGCTCGCACGTGTCGAGTATACACACACTTATGCACTTATCATTCGTGATAATGGCTATGTTAAGGCGGCTATTGTTGAAGATGCTGATGACCTGCTCGGTCTGGTGACAGTGTGCGAGCTGTCGGGACGTGACGGCTACAAGGTTAGAATGTGGAACAGCAACGAAGCATTTGAAATCATCAAAACCTATGCTCGTGAACTTATCACACTGTGCTCGGTTAAAGAATTCGAAGCAAGTTTCAAAGAAGCCAAAAGCAACGGATACTTCGGAAACCGCGGAAACTTCGGTGAAGACCTGTTCGCCACAATCACAGGTGCTACTCAAATGGATAGCAAGAACGCCAAGTGTACAAATTGCGGTGATGTGGTACTGAATGGTGAGCACATTCAAGTTAAACTGTGGAACGCCACAATCACCACACTTGAACAAGCCAAGAGGTTCAACGAGGGTCGCTAGACCCTCGACCCTCGAGTCGAACCGATTGTATCGAACTAAGTACAAGATAGAGCTTGACAATGCGAGCTATGAAGTGTATAATCAAAGAGTAATAAGGAAGCTAACTAAGGGAGGTAACGCAATGAAATACATCATCAACATAGGAATCGAAGAGCTTATGCTCTCACCACAGGAACTCGAAGCTTACGCTCGTAAGCTTTGGGAAGAGCACAATCAAGTGCTCTACCTCGACATGGTAGTACAAGACACCATGTACTTCGGTATCACCGATGTTGAATAAGCCGAAAGGCTTATTTTTAGCCTCTTCATCGAACATATGTTCATTAATCGCGGCCGATTGGCCCGGGCCATTTTGCATCGAACATATGTTTGGATTTAAATAGGTCAGGAAGTAATACAATGCAGAAATGGCCGGGCCGATCTTGTACGGATTTAAATACAATCGAATTTGCATTTTTATATTGACAAGTCCCTCTGCATTGACTATAATATAGACAGATAAAGAAAGAGAGGTAAAGACAAATGACAAAGATGGAAATGGTAAATAGAATGATAGTTCTCGGTATCATCAAGGAGAATGACCGCAATAGATGGATGCGTAAATGCAAGTCTGATGTAATGAGAACATACATCTTCGCAGTACCACGCAGACTTGAGTATCTTGGGAGGGCATAGAGATGTCAAAGAAGAAGAACATAACAGTAGGAACGATAAAAGGTATTGACATAGTAAGACAGACTAAGCCAATACAGGATATACCTTTTAGAACAGGTGTTTATACAGATAAGAGAAAGAAAAGAGAAAAAATAAATAAAAATAGACTTGACAAATGGTTATAGATAGGTTATAATATAACCATAGAAAAGAGATAAGAAACAGAAAGGTAGGAAAACAAAATGACAATCGGAGAACTCATTGAAGAACTGAACGCAATGATAGCCAATGGAGAGGTTAACGAAAATGCAAGAGTAAGAAACGCAGAAGATGATGATATTTTCTCAATAGTAGAAAGTATAGACCACCATAATGAAGTAGTTATCTATTTTTAAATAAGTCGTAAGACTTATTTTTTTATTTACAAGCCGAACATACGTTCGCGCGCGGTCGCCCGGGCGCGCAAAGACGAACATATGTTCGTTTATTAATGTTCGTTTAGATAGTTGACTTTCCTTTTCATTGACGTTATAATATAGATACAGAAAACGAAAGGAGATAAAAACAATGCTTTGGATTATACTTATACTTTGGTTCGTATTCGCTATCACTTGTGCGATATTTGAGGAAAAAACCGAAAGAGGAATTTTTGGATTTTTGCTTCTTTTGTCAATTCCTATTATGTTTTATATCCCTTTGTTCCTAAAATAGAACAAAAAAATAATTTGACAAATTTTCAAAATTTTGCTATAATAATTATAGAAAATAAAAGAAAGGAGAATTTGACAATGGCAATATCCCGAAAAGTAGAAAGAGAAATTTTGAGAAACGATTATCTTCAGAAAATTATTGACAATTTCTTGGAAAAAGATGAAGAGGTTTTGAGAGTAAAATCTAACGAGATAGCAATTCCCGTTGTAGGGTGCGAGGGCAACGAAGATTTTATCGTTGTAACCGTAAAAGTACCAACGGGTGCGAACAAAGGCACAGAACCATATGACGGTTATGAAATGGCGCAAGATTATGAAATGAAAGTTGCCGAAAAAGAACAGAAAAAAATCGAAGCCGAAAAAAAGAAAGCGGAAAAAATCCGAAAAGACAAAGAGATTAGAGAAAAAAAGAAAGCAATTTCCGAAAAAGGGGAATAAACGAAAAGACGAACGAAAGTTCGTCTTTTTTATTCCCAAAATTAAAACGAACATACGTTCGTCACAAGCGCCCGGGCCGAAATTTTACCGAAAAAGATTGTTAATAAAATAACAACAAATTTTTATACTTGACAAAAGTTCCTAAAAATGGTATAATGAAGTGGCGCCATTTTTTAAGTTAGAATAAACTAACTAAAAATAAAATAAAAAAGTTTAAAATATCTATTGACAGAGTGGCCGGACAGTGCTATAATAAAGACAACAAAGAGAGAGATAAAGAAAGGAAACAAAACAATGACAAAGACAATCGCAACAATGCCAATCACTTACACATACAACGCAGAGAGAAAAGGCGCGCACTATCTCATAGATGGTCACACAAACTATGTAAACGGTGGCGAGTTTGCTGAAATCGTTTGCAAGGCAATCAGAGGTTTTGAAGCCGTTAAGGATGCAAACACAAAGTTTGATAAAGGTTCTGATATCGAAGAAACAAGAACATCAATCAAGTCAAGTGGTTGTGGTCTGACAGATGAAAAACTCGCAGACAATAGAGAAGATTTTCTCACAAGATACTTCGAAAGAACACATTCAACAAATGTAGATTATGTGGTAATCATTGACGATGAGGTTTCAATCTACAATATGGATATGAACGAGTTCAGAGAGTTCACAAACGAGTTTGCAAGGTGGGACAAGCACTCTGAAAAGGTCAGAATTAAGACAAGCGGAAAAATGATAAGATGGTTCGAAGAAAAGGTCGCATAGACCTTTTTCTTTCGTTATAGGGCAAAATACGGCCTTCTGGACGCACTCTCGCGCGGGTCCGATCTGGTTCGCGGATCGCCCGGGCCGGCGCGATTGTACGGATTTAAGTACAAAAGAATTTTAAAAAAGTATTGACATACCTCTTCATCCGTGGTATACTATAGACACAGTAAAGGAGAACCGAAAGGAGAAAAAAAATGTATAAACTCACTCACATCGAATCAGGTTTTGAATGGACTTTCGCAACTATGGAAGAAGCAATCGAATATCTTGAGACTTTCGAAAGACAAGAAGAATTCGAAATTAGAAGATAGACCGCAAGGTCTATTTTTTTTAGTAACAAAACGAACATATGTTTGCCTTCGGTGCCCGGGCCGCCCAGGAAACGCACGGGCGCGTGTATGGGTGAAAAAAAATAAATTATTTTTAAAAAGTAGTTGACAAGGCGAGACAAATGTAGTAATATAATACTGTAAGGTAAAGGTAACCAAAAGGAGGTTCGGATATGACACTTACAACCCAGGAACTTAAGGACATGGTCGCAATGACCATTATGTCCTACCTCCGCGAGAGCGAGGGGACTTGCGCCCTTGAGGTCGAGCGTTGTTGCGACCTCGTCAAGTGGGTTGACGCCCACGACTTCGAGGAAACCCTCGAGGTTCTGAGAGAGGAATGGTAATTCCTCTCTCAACGAGAAAAAACAAAGAAAAACAAAATAGGGTATTGACAAAATCCGAATCCCATGCTATAATATAACCATACTAAAGGAAAGGAGACAATTAGTGCTTTACGAATACATCATCAGAGGATGCGTTTGCCACCTCTCCGCAGAGACTATCGAAGTTCTCGAAGAGGAACGCAGAGCAATCGAAGATGAGCGCAGAATGTGGGAAAGTCTCGACAGAGCATACCGCAGAGCGTGCAAGAGTGATGACCCGATCGACTGGGGAATCTACTCGGACATCTATAAAGATTGCTACGGAGTACGCCCTCGCCACTGAGTAAGACTCGGAGTTCATCGGTACTCGGCAACAGAAACCGATTAAAAAAAATTTTTAAAAAGTTGTTGACAGGATAAAAAATCCGTGGTATAATATAACCATAGTAAAGGAGAACAGAAAGGAGAAACGCAATGCTGATGTGTGAACTCGATGTAATGGAATACGCCGTCACTATGGAAGACGTCGAAGTCGATGAAGACTTCTTCGACTACAAAGTCGAAGATGACTTCGACGAGTGCGGGTTCAACCCATATATGGGTTGCTACGACTTCGACTGTTAGTCGAAGTCGCACGATCCGAAAAAACATAGAAAAACATAAAAAACTACTTGACAAAGTCTCACCAATATGTTAATATATAATCACAGAAAGGAAAGGAGACAATCGAATATGAAATGTCAAATCTAAGCGCCGATGGCAAGGCGCGATGACACAAATGACGCCGAAGTAGTGGGGTGCACCAACCACCGCGCCACAGCCCACCCACTCTCGCAAGAGAGGGCGCGAAATGGAATACGGGCGATAACACTCCGCAGTGGGTAGGAGTAGGGCAAGAGTGGACGCACTCTTGCCCGTTTTTTATTGCGCGGATCCCTCTTCATCGAACATATGTTCGACATGGCCCGGGCGCACTTTGTGAAAAAATTAACGCGATTGTATTGGAACAAATACAAAAAAGGTGTTGACTTTCCTATAAGGGTATGTTATCATTATATTGTCAAGAGGGAAATCGAGGTAGGAGGTTGGTTCTCAAAAAGATTTTGAGAAAAGTAGAAATTACCTCTTGACACTATCACAGAAATGTGATACAATATAATTGTCAAGGAGATAAAACATTGACGAATGGAAGCGTATGACTTACTCCACACTGTATACGCAGAAAGGTGGACACCGAAGAACTTCTCCCCTTGACAGAAAAACAAAGAAAAACATAAAAAAGGTATTGACAGATTAGAAAAAATCTGATACAATATAATTGTCAAGGGGAGAGATAAGAACAAGGGAATGCGGAACCCGTTAGAAAGTGATTATCTCTTATAAGACAAGATAATATTGCGGTAAAAACTTGTCTTAGTCCCTTGACAAAATAAATTAAAAAAATTTAAAAAAGGTATTGACACAGAATTAAAACTGTGATACAATATAGATACAGTAAAGAGTTACTAAAGTTTAAAAAAGAAAGGAAAAAGTACTATGACAAACAGAGAATTCTACACAGCAATCGTTAATGGAACACTCACAGATGAGGTTATCGCAAAGGCACACGAGGAAATCGAAAAACTCGATGCAAGGAACGCAAAGAGAGCGTCCAAGCCTTCCAAGAAGTCCCTTGAGAATGAGCCAATCAAGGCATCAATCAGAGAATTCCTTGAGAGTGGTTCACATCTCGCAAGTGAAATCGCAAGTGGTCTTGACCTTTCAGTTTCAAAGGTTAGCGCACTTTGCAGACAGATGGTAACTGATGGTCTGCTTGTTTCCGAAGATGTAAAGGTAAAGGGAAAGGGTACACAGAAGTCGTACTCACTTGCCTAATCGAAAGGGGTTAGCACTCGCTAACCCTTTTTATTTACGAACAAATCGAACATATGTTCGCGGCCGCCCGGGCGGTGGATTGTTAATAAATTAACAACAAAGTTTGGACCGGGCGCCTTGTGAAAAAATTCACAACGAAAATACAAAGAAAAACATAAATAAAGGTTGACTTCCGATTATTCATAGTTTATAATAAAGAAAAAAGAGGTACACAATGAAAGAATTAGAAAGACTTTTAAAAGAAAACAGTGGTCTACTTTCAAGAATGAAAGAGAGAGATGGCAACGAAAAATTAAATAAAATTTGTGAAGAAATTTTTAAAAAAGACTTGACAAACTCTCAAAAGTAATCTATAATATAGATACAAAGAAAGAAAGAGAGGAAAACAAAATGACAATTTACTTCGATATGGACGGAACAATCGCTAATCTCTACGCAGTAGAAAATTGGCTCCCAAAACTCAGAAATGAAGATGCAAGCCCATACACAGATGCAGAACCACTTGTAAGACTTGCAACACTCGCAAGACTTCTCAACAAGGCACAGAGAAACGGACATAAAATCGGTATCGTTTCGTGGCTTGCTAAAAATTCAACAGAAAACTATGATATAAAAGTTACCAACGCTAAAATCGAATGGCTTAACAATCATCTGAAAAGCGTACACTTCGATGAAATCAAAATCGGAAAGTACGGAACACCAAAATCAACAATGGTTAACGATGTAAACGGAATCCTTTTCGATGATGAAGAACCAAACAGAAAAGAGTGGAAAGGTACAGCGTTCGATGTAGATAACATTATCGAGATACTGAAAGAGATTGCATAGAAAGGAGTTAACAATGGAATATTACGGAATTTATGCAAATAAGAAAAAAGATTATCTTCTTGATGTAGCCGAAAATTACGATGAAGGTTTAAACCTTTTTCTCGATTGGTGGTTTGACGGTTATGATAACTGCATACTAACTAAAATTACCAAAGAAGAATATGAGAAATTTGAAGAAGAATGTTAACATTCTTCTTTTTATTGTCAACTCGCGGCCGTTCGAACACGTGTTCGGATGGCCCGGGCGCGATTGTTAAAAAAATAACTAATGAAAAAAGTGTTGACAGATTATTAAATTTTTGCTATACTATAATTGTCAAGGGGAGAGATAAGAACTTGAAAGTCAACAGAAACGTATCAGATACTTGTCAAGTCTTACCCCTTGACACTCGAGAAAAACATAAAAAAACATAAAAAAGATATTGACACAAATTAAAAAGTGTGCTACAATATAATTGTCAAGAGGAAAGAGATGAGAGAGATAAAGTCCTCAAAAAATTCCTAATAAAAAATAGTAAATCCTCTTGACAAACCCAAACAAATCAGTTATAATAACAATGTAAGTTAAAGAGTTAAAAAAGAAAGGAAAATGTACTATGACACAGAGAGATTTCTACAAGGCAGTTATCAACGGAACTATCACAGAGGATATGGTTACTTTCGCAACGGAAGCAATCGAGAAACTCGACGTACGCAACGCCAAGAGAGCAGAGCGTCCAAGCAAGACGCAGATTGCTAACGCACCAATAATCGAAGCAATTTCGAGAGTGCTCACAGATGAGCCAATGCTTGCATCGAAGATTGCAGAACTCTGCGGAATTTCCACACAGAAAGCAAGTGCACTCGTTAAGAAAGTCGAGGGCGTTCAGTCTGTCGATGTAAAGGTTAAGGGAAAGGGAACACAGAAAGGTTACTTTCTCGCCTAAATAAAATGGTATGGTGGGCACCAAAAGTCCCACCCCACTTATAAGATTGTTGTTTTCTTCACCTCCTTTCAGAAAGAACGCACGCAAGTGCGTTTTTTCATACTCATAAATCGAACATATGTTCGCGCGGGCCGGTCGATGGCCCGGGCGCAGAGTTCGTTAATTAATTAACTAACAAACTTTTTTAAAATTAAGTGTTGACAAGACGTAAAATTATTGTTATAATTAGGTATCAAAAGAAAGGAGAATTGAAAATGAAAACATATCGTATCATAATATCAACAGAGTACATCATTGAAGCAAACACAGAAGAAGAAGCAAAAGATATGGTTGACTATTCTTACGAAGTCGATTCGTATTATGAATCTATCGAAGAAATATCAGAGGAGAATTAAAATGAAAAACTATCTATTCCACGATTATGAAACAGGTGAAGACTTCATCGTTGAAACAGATACCAAAGAAAAGGCATACCTTTGTGCTTATACTTATTTCAAAGACCCTAAATTCTGCGGTGAAATTTCATATTTTGAAGCCGAAATGTTAGGACTTGACACATATTAGAAAGGAGAAAATAAAATGTTAACCAATGAATATATTTATCAGAGAGCATATGAAATTTTCGATATGATTATGGATAAGGCAGATAATCATCCACAAACATATGATGAAATTATACTCACCCTTACAACAGTAAATTCACTAATTGAAAATAAAATAATGGAGTTATTATATGAACGTATGGAGTGAAACGAACGCACGTTCGTTTCGCCCGGGCCGTCGATTGTTAAAAAATTCACAGACAAAAAACATAAAAAAACATAATTTAGGGGTTGACTTCCTATAATCCATTTGCTATAATTACATTGTAATCAAGAGAAAGGAAACCAAACAAATGGAAAAAATTATCATCATTGACACAGAAACAACAAACTCACTTGATGACGCACTCACATACGATATAGGTTTTATCGTAGCAGACTACAATGGAAAAATCTATTCCAAACATTCGTTCGTAGTCGCTGATATTTTCTGCGATAAAGAACTTATGTCAAGTGCATTTTTCGCAGATAAAATTCCAACATATTGGGAAGAGATTAAAAAGGGTTCGAGAACTCTAACCACTTTCCGCAACGTAATGTGGACAATTCGCCATATTATGAGAGAAAACAACATTAAAAAAGTTTATGCTTACAATTGCAGATTTGATTATTGCTCTCTCGCAACTACACAGAGATTTATTACTTCATCGAAATATAGATTTTTCTTCCCTTATGGTACAGAATTTCACGATATTCTCGCACTCTCTCGCAACGTATTGAAGAAAGATAAAAATTATCGTCAATTCTGCAAGGAAAATAATTATCTAACGCAGAACAACGCAAACAGATATACGGCAGAAATAGTCGCTCGTTATTTCTTTGACAATGAATTTGTCGAAGAACACACAGCACTTTCTGATTGTGAAATTGAATACAAAATTTTGCTTGAGTGTGAAAAGTTAGACGGATTTAACTTCGAAACAAAGATGTGGTAGTTAACCACATCTTTGTTATCGTCAACCGCGCCCGGACTTTGTGAAAAAATTAACTTTTAATTTAGGGGTTGACTTTAGATTGAAGATGTGTTATCCTTATATTGTCAGAAAGGAGATAGAGCAATGAGACGCAATGCATACAAGAAAGAAACTTTTGAAGATAAATTCGCTCGTCGCTATTACTGTGAACACGCACGCCTTAATTCTATTCGTAGCGATAAGAAAGAACAACATAAAAAGTTTCGTAGAGATTTTAAGAAATCTATTGACAAACTTTTAGATAAGTAGTATAATATAGATAAAGAAAGGAGATATAAAAATGATTAGACATATCGAATTTACAATTGACTTTGATTTAACTTGTTGGGCAGAATCTATGGAAGATTTTGAAAATGATTCAACAGAATTTATTAATGAAGAAGTCGCAGACTATATTATAAATAGTTCTGACGAATTACTTAACCACTTGACAATAAAAAAGATATGGTATGAAGAAGACGAAGAATAGAAAGGGGTTAACAATGGATTTAGAAGACATCCTCGCAGTATTACTTGAAGGTTGTGAAATTGATGACATACTCATCGAAGAATACGAAGACTTCTTTATAATCGAAACCTAACGAACGCGAAACGAACACGCGTTCGTTTTCAGCGCCCGGTCCGCGCAGACGAACATACGTTCGGTGCGCCCGGGCCATTTCCAACTATTCCGAAAATTAGTTTTTAAGGAATAGTTGATTGTCAACCACAACTTATAGACATAAAAAATTCTCACCCCACTATATATTGTGCCCGCGCAGAATTTCAACTATTCCTAAAATTAGTTATATCGGAATAGTTGCGCCGATCTTACCGGATCGCCCTTGTTAATAATTTAACAACAAACTTCATTAATTAATTAACTAACGAATTGCCCGGGCCACGCGAGTTAGTCAAGACTAACTTTCAAAAGAATAAGTATACATGTATACAATCGAGTTAGTCAAGACAAACTTTTTCAAATCTTGTACTTTTTAAAGAACTTGCAATCTTTGAAAATATCAGTATAATTATAATATAAGATAAAGGTTTGAAGTGAAAGGTTAGGTGTCTTATGGCAGTATCAAGAAAAGTAGAACGTGAGTTAATCAGAACTAACTTCCTCGAAAGAGTATCGCAGTTTCTCTATGAGAGTGGCGAAGAAGTTTTACGAGTAAAGTCCAACGAAATCGCAATCCCTTGTGTTGGTTGCGAAGGTAACGAGGACTTCATCGTTATCAACTTTAAAGTGCCTACAGGTGCGAACAAGGGACTTGAGCCTTACGATGGTTACGCCATCGCAGAGGACTACGTCCACAACCTTGCGGAAAAGGAACGCAAGGCAAAAGAGAAAGCCGAAGAAAAGGAACGCAAACGCAAGCGTGATGAGGAAATCAGACGCAAGCGTGCGGAAGTACACGATAAGTAGTTATCGGTTGAGTGGGGTATATCCCCACTCTTTTTTTGGATTATAAGTGGCAATAATAATGTTATCGTCAACCGCGCCCGGTCCAGGATTTGCCCGGGCCGATTGTCAAATTTTTAACAAAGTCAAATTTCCGTAGCGTGGGGCGAGTTTGTTAATAATTTATTAACAATTAGACGTCTCTAACTCCGAACATACGTTCCGAACAAATGTTCGTCGTGGTCGTGCGTCGACTGCGGCCGTGCGCTGTCAAATTTCGGCCGTAGGGAGCTGCGAAGGAGCTGCAGCTGGGCCGCGGCAGGGAGCTGCAGATGGCAGCTGCGAAGGAGCTGGGTCCGGCGCACGAAAAGGAGCTGCGATTTTCCAACGGACCGGGCCGCCTGGAAATTTGACTTTTAAAATCAAATTTGGAGCTGCGAACATTTGTTCGAAATTTGAAAAATTTTGTCAAATTTTGAGCGCGCATTGTACGAGCTGCGACTTCGATTTCTCATACATTCCCACAAATAGAAATTTGAATAAGTGTGAAAATTCCGCTATAATATATATAGAAAGTGAGAGAGAAAATAAATAAAGTTGCTCCACTTTCGCGCAGGATTCAAAGAAAAATAATTTGAAAAGTTCTGAAAATCTTGCTATAATATATATAGAAAGTGAGAGAGAAAAGTAACTCCTTTCTTAAAAGAAAACGTAACTGGCGCCCACTGTCTAGTGTTGGGAGAAAGTAGGACTAAAATGACAAAGAGAGAAATGTATGTAGCAATCGTTAACGGCACAATCACAGAGGAAATGCAGACACTCGCGGCTGAACTTATCGAGAACCTCGATGCGTCCAACGCAAAGAGAAAGGAAAAGGCTGGCGAGAAGAGAGCAGAGAAGCTGGAAGCTGAGTCGAAGCTGGTAGACGCTATCGTTGAGTTCCTTGGCGACGAGTTCGTAACTGCATCTGACATCTGCGACCACTTCGAGGAAATCGGAACTCCGCAGAAAGCGACTGTTCTCGTTAAGAGAGCTGTTGAGGACGGCAGAGTCATAACAGAGAAGATTAAGGGCGCCAAGGGTAAGGTAAACGGCTACAAGAGAGCCTAGTATACATAATTCGTATACGAAAACAGGGGTTTATACCCCTGTTTTTTATTGTTTTAAATTATTTATAGTGAAAATTTGACAAAATAAATCAAATTTTGGGTAAAATTTGGCTGTTTTTATACGTTTTAGAGCTGTTTTTGGATTAAATTTGGATTATTTTTTATTAAAATTTGACTTTCGATGGTGTCTGTGGCAGCCACTTTTATTACCACTGTCAGACCCTGTATGCGCAGGAGAGGGACCCCTTGCACGCGCACATAGTGGTACCAGCCCCTTCGTATACGTATAACTTATACGTTGTTCCGCACTTTATTAAGTTCGGTCCTTATTTATACGACCTACGTTGTGGACCCGCCTACACTAACCCATTCCATGTGACCCGTTGCCCGTTAGCCTTATCGCCCTATATACGTATACGTTAACCGTATCCGATTTACTTACACGACCTACGTAGATTGGACCGAGCTACGCGTTTTCGCACCTATTGAGCCCTATATACGTATATATATACTTATACGAATTACGTATACAAGCTGTCTATGACCTACGTAGAATGGACCGAGGTACGTTGGCAGCTACACTTATTGCACTTCCTACTGTCCTTATATACGTATACGTTGAACGTATACACTCTCGCGTCTGTCTTGTGTCCGACCGTTGGTCGCCACAAACAAACGCTCGACATCAACCTTTGGGGTTTAAGGTTCTATTTACGTATAAGTATATGTATATATATACGTATACGTAATACGTATACATATATGTATAAGTTTTTCTATTTTGATTTTAAGTAGATTTTAGTTTAAATCTCTACTAATTTTTTGAGACGCGAAATTTAATTCTTGGAAAATAATTCAAATCCGATATTTCTACAAAATAAATGACCGCACAAATTCCTGCAAAAAATTTTCTGCAAAATTATCCGTATTCTGCGCCCGTCCCAAAAAATAAGCGAATAAACTTTCCCAAAATTTTCTACAAAATAATTCATTCCCAAAACATACACGCTTTACGTTGATTCGCGGCCGTCCCATAAGTTGACCGAACACACTGCTTTCCAGAAAATTTACGGCTTCGCGCGCTACTGCGTAGAACTTCTTGAAAAAAATTCCCAATAAAAAAGAGAACCAATTAGTTCTCTTCTTCCTCTTCCTCAATTATACCTAATCACTCATGGTAGTTTCACCAATAAATCAATTTGCTCTAACATATAATTAATATATTCTTCAACGGTATCAAAAGGCGATTCCAACATAACATGAGTATTAATTATATCCATAAATTGTTCCAACGCCTTATCATCAACATCATACGCATCAGTTCCAACCAGACGAAGTCCATAATCTTCTTTTACTTCTATTCGCACTCCTCCGTCTGGATGCACGATAATTTCCATATCACGGTCTTTTGGAATTGATACTCCTTTAATATATATACCCATTTATCTCTCCTAATCAATAAACTGTACATCTAATCCCGCACTCAAACAATCATTCGCCCTATTACTAAGTGCGCCCGCGCTAATAATTTGCTGTTTCTTTAAGCAAAATTTTACATCAAAGTCGTCCTCAAGCGCGCCGCAGTCCTTACAGTTCCGGAAAATACCATCATACGGACAGATATGATAAGCGGAATTAGTTGAATGAGATACTACCCAACCCTTATCAGTTTTATCATAGGTCTGCTGTATGTACTTCCCATGCGCCAGAGGCTGGGTAAATACGATTTTACTATATTGATTTACATAATCCTTATTTACTTTGCGCGCCATTAACGTCTTCTCCTTTTGTAGTAAATATTTTCGCTTCGAGGGTATCTATGTTTAATAGAACCGTTTTGTTATAGAAACATGCCCCGATGTCTATGTCTATTTTAGTATCGTCTGCATAGATACAATAGCCATTAGATACATCATATGGTAGGTTATACTTCTGTAGATATTTAGTTAGCTTTTGTACGGGCGTATGACCGTGGAAAAGTATTGACCCATCTTGTGCTGCATCATCATAGAAATGCTCTCTATCCCATACCATATCAGATGGATTAGCTGCATTGTATAGGTGCGGCGAATAACCTGCATGTGTTAGATATATGAAGTGCTTTCCGTCGAGTGCGGCCAAGCGTATCTCAAGCGGTGCAAAGCGCAGCTTTTGATAATACTTCATACGGTCAGGTTCATTTTTCCATCCATGAAAAGTATCCATGCCGCCATTATATTGAAGCAACGACATAGGACTATTATGATAAAAGCACATACCAAGACCATATGTTCGTTCTTCTTCTGGCATTTTTATATACTGGTCTATTGCATCTATTAACATAAGGTCATGATTTCCCATAAGGTATACAAACTGCGGGTCATCTAAGCTGGCTTTGAGGGTCCGCCACGGTTGTGGACCACGGTCACCAGAATCACCAAGTATATAAAGTATATCGTCTTCATTGAGGTATTCCTTAATTTGTTTAAGCAAATCTAATTGACCGTGTAGGTCAGCGACTGCATAACGATTCATTACCACACCACGTTTTCTTTTATATCAGCTTCAATCATAGCAAAAGCTTTTCTATCTTTGCCGCGAAACTCAATGAAGTTATCTGGTGAAATTGGTTCACAGCTTATTTTATCAATTTCTTTTTCACCAAAATAGTCAGTCATTGTGGTGATTACTTCATTAATTGTGTCGCCAGCAACGAAACAGTTAGCTTCAACCATTCCATTTTCGTCCTGGTCTTCCGGTTTTGCATATTCGTTATAATATCTTACATATACGCTATATATCATAGTTATCTACTCCTTTTCCAATCTTCGATTTTGTAATGTATATCTTCAAGCCAACTCTTAGCCCTAAACCATGGCGTTCCATAGTAGTCGATAATGTGGGTTTTCTTATAGTAGCTAAGGTCAACTCCATAGCCAAATGCGACTTTATATTTGTGCCCGCGATACTTCATTTTACATATATAATAGTCATGAAACTTGCGCGGCCGCACTATAATTTCAACATAATCATCGCCTATACTAAATAGACTTTTCCATTTACGCCAACCTTTGAAGTTCTCCCAACCAAACCAAATAGGCTCTTCTATATAACCGTCATCACTACAATAGCATATATACATAAGGCTTTTATAAAAGCCGATAACAAGGTCTTTATCACCTATATAAGCAAAATACTTACCTTCAAGTTCATATTTACCATTATCTGTCCAACCAACCATGTCTTCCATTGGGGTAAACATATCGGTTGAAATAAGCTTTCCATCTTTCCACACAATCGCGCCATAGTCTACTACTGCCATAAAATTCTCCTTTCTTATCTTATACTTAATTATATCAAAAATTCTAAAAAAATTCAAATTTAAAAGACCGCACTCCTATACGTAGAAGCGCGGCCGTCCCATAAAGTTACCATTCTCTTGTAATATAATCATACAATGTCTCTGGAGTTTCAATACGCCAAGTTCGACTAGTTTCTGTATCAAATACTTTACACATATCTTTCTTGCGACCAAAGTCAGTCTCAAAACAGAACCAATCAAGGTCGGTACCTATATATGGGTCCTCCTCCATCTCACAAAGGTCAGTTAACAACTCATAATAGTTATTAATCCACTCACCAGGCTTCCACTCTATATTTGCATTAAGAGCATCGAGAAGTTCGTCCTGCTCTTCAAGCATTTCTTTATAGGTTTCAACTGCGGTACAAAACTGTGCTTTATCAAGTTTCATAATCCAATCTCCTTTATAAAATTATCACAATACTCTTTATGGGATAAATAGTAATTGACTGCCCACTTGGTAGCTTCAAATTCAGCAGGAATTGAGAAATAAGCATAGCTCAGTTCCTCAACACGCTCATCAACATAATCAAGTTGAAGCATATAATAGAGTATATCTCTATCCTTATCTAAATTTTTATCAAAAGTTATGATATGCCCTATTTCGTGGAGAGTACCAAGTAAGAAAGGGTTCATCGACACACCAAAGCGGTCTTGAATAAATCTATCTAATAGCTGGTCTGTATATGGGTCTGAATTAAGTGATACATTTATTAATTTATCACTAATAATGCAATAAAAGTCATCATAGGCTGATATATTAACCTTTATATCGGTATCAATACTATGTACAAATGAGTTTATTTTTGTCTGCCTTTCAACAGCTTCAGCAATCCAGCTATTAAATAATTCTTCGTTGATAAACATAATTATATTCCTTTCTTAACTTTCTAATATAATTATAATACTATTTTTTGAAATTTTCAAATTTGTAAGCCCACGTCGAAGTTGATACGTATACTGCGGCCGCCCAACCTCCCGCACCAAAAGGTTCAGCCAGTGTACGTACACTAACGACCGGCCGCAGCATACGTAAAGCAAATAAAAAAGGCTTAGATTATCTAAGCCTTATAAAACCTCTCCCTCAATTCCTGGATTTTTCTTTTAACTTCTTGAGGTTCGTCCCTATACCTCTGCTCTAATCTCCTAAAACCTTCTTCGATAGAGAGTATTCGTTTCCCCTCGGTAAACTTGATTGTATTCTTATCAACTATTACAATCATAGTATTCGCCCTCCGAATAGTACCAGTCGTCTTCTTCAAAGGTAATAATGTATTCATGACCATCATATTCAGCAATTCTAAACCAAGTACCACTTGGAACTTCTACCACCTCAAGGTCATCAAATCCCCCCATATATGGAGATGCCTCACAGTACATACCAGAACCATAACCGCACTCCATGCAAAGGTCTTTCATATCTTCCTCTGAAATACCGCACTCGAACGCTCTAATCAAACGCTCATCAAACGCCATTCTTGGGTCATTCCATGTTGACCAACCGGCGCCATATCCTGGGCTTATAAGTACTTTCATTAATACCTCCTATATCTGACTGGTGAAGTAATCTAAAAATCTCATCTGCGGGCAGTTGAACCAAAGTACATAGTCATATATATATAAACATAGCCCAATGATACAACCTAATATAATAAAAATAACGACCGCCGACCCGAATATATGATACCCTGGCAAATCTATCCAATCATTAATACCTTCTTCGCTACAATAATGTTTTATATAGAGAAGGTACAAGATACTAATAATAATTAGTATTATGCAAATAATACAACTACCTATGTCCTTACTCATCGCATATTTGGAATATACAGGTATTAGATTTTCAACCGTAGTATGAAACTTCTGACATAACTCATTAATTACTTGTTCGCTCATTTAATCCTCCATTTTCAATTCCTTTGATTTAAACCTACATACTGGTCTGGAACACTCATAAAATTCTCCATCCCACCAAGAATAGGCGCAATCTTGACACCCGTCCTCTTCAGTATCTACTTCAAATTCATAATCAAGTAAATCCAACATAATACTTGCGACTTCTGAAGTATCTAAATGAAGTTCTAATACATGGATTATGTCTGACCTTGCCGCAACTCTCATATATTTACCTCACTATATCATCTACCGTTGGGCTACCAATTTCGATTCCCACATATAGATAGCTATTATGGTCTATATGTTCCTCATATTCAACCGACTCAATTACATCATCAAGGAAGGTAAGATAGTGCTTCGTATAAGTAAGCCTATCTATCTCTTCACAACATTCCCCTAACACTTCCTCTGTATTCTCTATATACTCCATCTTCTCTTCAAGAGAATTATTCAGAGTAGCAATCCACTCTTTCATCTCCTTCGCGCGGTCATATCTTTTCTGTGTGGCTACAAGGTCTTCATTTATATCATCGCGTATCTTATTGAGAAGTCCTCTCGTTATGGGCTTAATCTTTCCCCATGGGGTATATTCATCGAAATACTGATAGATTGAATTGTTTCGTGAATAGATGCTAATCGGCATAAAAGCATTTTCATTTCTTACAAAGAACTGTATATATGCACTCATTATTCTTCACTCTCCTTTGTCAGCGGACAATAGTCCGTATCTCTTAAGTGGCTACAAGTAAATATACTTGGTTCATTCATATGAGTGAGGTGTCTGACGCACTCATAGTTTGTGCAAGTCTCACTATCCATGCACCAACAAATATCATCTTCCCACATAGACTACTCCTTTTCGCTGTAATAGAAATCTTCGCCTACTGTCATAACCTCGATGCCTACATCATAAAGGTCAATAAACTTTACTTCAAGGTCATCGTCCAAAGCCTGTAACAATTCAATTATATCTTTTACTTTCATGGTATTTCCTTTCTATCTTTCGAAGTATCTCAAAAAGTTCATATCATCGAATCTCGCGCCCATGACAGCTTCTTCACTATCAAAGTCATCATATTCGATTTCTGCGTAAGTTCTTGGTATCTGTTCCTGTCCTCTAAAGTGAGAAACAAACTCAACCTCATTCATATCAAGTTCTTCATCCATATCGAACTCATCGAGCACTTCCATTAACTGTCTTTTTGTCATAGCAAAACCTTTCCTTTCTTTATCTTATAATTTATTATATCAAAAATTCTAAAATTTTTCAAATTAAAAAAGACCACCGTGTATACGTACACGGCGGCCGTCCCATCAAATATGACAATCTACAATCGTTACATACATATCCTTATCAAAGGTATCAATAAGAGAAGTGAAGTCTCTTTCCCAAAGACCCTGGTCTATTGGTTCTGCATGAGATACACCCCACCAACCCATTTTACCTGGCTCAAGCCAATCTCCATCTGGAGTAAGCACAGCATAGGTTGAGAAAGTCATCATAGATTTAATAAAGTTAGATTTATTACCATACTTTTCAATGTAATACTCAGGCTTATACCACAAGACAAACTCTTGCTTCTCTTCTTCCGTTGGTTCCGCGCCTTCAACGGCAATCTCCCAAAAACGTGAATGGTGTATAATATCATCTGTGTCTATATGGTTATAATCCCAATTAGCAATTCTAAGAGTATCGTGATACTCACCATTTTTATCTCTTAAACTGTTGCTCCAGCGACCACCTATTTCCCACCAATCCCAACGGGATTCTGGATTGTAGGTTGAATACTCGTTACCTTCTTCATCAACCAGGTCTGTATTGACTTCTATATCATAAAAATCCTGTGGAGTCTGCGCCGCGAGTACGCGTCTATACCAATCATAAGATGGACTTGTAAGTATTTCAATAAGTGTATCCTTATCAAAATCTTTAACGCGCTCAAGGGCATCTTCATGATAGCTGCGCCCATCTTCAATAATCTGCGCTTTAGTTCTATAAATATACTTCTCTACTTCAATACTTTCATCAAACGGTGCAAGAAGTTCAGCAACTTCTTCTTCTGTGCCCGTTCGTGAAATAACTGCTACTGTATAATGTGACATTGTCTATTACCTCATTTAACTCTTATATTTTGATTTAACTCATGTAACTCATTAGCTATATCGTATAAAGCGTTCATAATGCCGCCAAGCAAAAGCACCTGAGTATCTCCACCAACATCTGCAAGTAATGCTAAAGCTTCAGCAGCTTCTTTCTTTTCGTTTTCATAATAACCCATATTAATCCTTTCTACCAACCCCAACCAGCGTAATCGACAATCTTCATTTCAGAAGGCTTACCCGTTGAGAAATTAGCTTGGTGTAAATCTGTAATGCGCCATTTGCAAAGAAAGACTTCAAATGCTCTTAAATAGTCGCGGTCCATTTCAGACTCAAAGTAATCTAAATACATACCTTCATCTTCACAATTCCAATCATTATATTCATCAGCGTTATCATAATTAGAAGCATCAAGACCGTGGCTCCAACAATACTCTTTATATCCATAACACCAGGCATCATCATAGACCTCGTCCTCATTACAATCAAGGTACTCCATTACATAAATGCCAGGCACATAGTTATCCACTTCTTCTATTGGTTCAGAATAACACATACACCAACCAAAAGAATTAGATAAGCCTGCTTCTACTGCGGCCGCATAGACTTCAACCTCGCGCTGGCAATACTTTTCATAGTCTGGATTTAAAGCGATTTTTATTACATAATCGCAGTAATCTTCGTCCCAAATAACTAAGCGAGAAGCCCCATATGCATACCGAAGGTCACCAAGAAATCCGCCCCAACCATCATGAATAATAGCATTTGGGTCAGACAAATCATATCCTGCACACTGAACTGCATTAATTATTTCTTCCGCTGCCATACATGCTTCATTAATTCTATTGATACGTCTATCCATAATAATTCTTTCCTTTCTTATATTATTATTATATAAAAAATTTCAGAATTATTCAATTTTTATTTTGTTTCTTCATCT